CGGAGGATCGTGTGCACGTCCAGCGGCGTGCCGTCCTCGTTCGGCCCGGCCATCCGCCCGAGCTCCTCGATCACGTTGAGGTTCACGACCGCGTCGTAGGTGCGGTCGCCCAGCTTGAAGTGATACTTTCTGATCATGTTTTGCCTCCATGTCATCGTAAAAACCGGCACGGGAGGGGCCTCCCGCAAGGCTGCACTCCCGTGCCGGCGATTCAGTTGTCCGGGGTCTCCGCTCAGGACGCGGAGATGTTCGCCTGGCTGTTCAGCCAGCTGATGGCGTCCGACTCGTCGTCGAAGGTCTTCCGGCGGCGGAACTTCGCCACGCCGGTCGAGTCGATGTAGCAGCCGTGGACGCGCCCGGTGATGGTCGGGGTCTTCCACTCGATGCTCTCGCCCTTGGTCTGGGCTTCCTCGCTGTCCTCGGTGAACATGACCTTCCAGTACCAGACCGCCTGGTACTTGGTCGCGCCGCCCTTGCGGCGGACGCGGATGTACCCGAAGCCGACCGGGGAAGAGCCCTCGGCGTCCTCGTCGTACTCGCCGGTCGGCGTCGTGCTGTTCATCACGGCGCTGTCGCCCAGGAGCATCACGCGCTCTTCGTCGAGCAGGTCGTTGAGGCCGAGGCTCAGGCTCATGGCCGTGAGGCTGTTGTCGTCCTCGTCGATGATGTCGTCGGCGTAGAGCGGGTTGGAGTTGTAGGTCTTGGAAAGGTTCGCCTGGATCGCGCGGCCGATCACCTTGCCGCCCGTGTAGGTCGGGGCGGTGCCTTCCGTGGTCTGAGCGAACGCAGCGGCCACAGGGTGCCGCAGGCCGATGAATGCCATAGTGTCTCCTCCTTGTGTGTCAGGGGCTTACTCGCGCCCCCGGATGAAATCGTCCCAGACGGCCGCCATGGCCGTCGCCATGGGCTCCTCCGCCGCGGCCTCGGCCTCGTCCACCCAGTACGACGCCGCGATTTTCGAGGTGCCGTAGTGGAGGATGTACGCCTTCTCCGCGTTGCGCACGCCCTTCCGGTCCTTCCCCTGCGGGAAGATCTCGCGGACGGGCGCGCCGGGGTCCCGCTTGCTCTGCGCGACCGTGATCGACGCGATCATGTCGCCGGTGTCGACGAAGCCGTGCGCGTCCGCCGTCGCCGTCCAGGCTTCGCGGACCGCCTCCGCGCCCGCGTCCAGCATCCGCTGGCAAGTGTCGCCGGCGTCCTCGCCGAGCCTGCGCATCTGGCTGATCACGTCGTCGAACCCGGTCCCGTGGAGGTTCGCCATTACAGGTCACCCCACTCGCGCCAGGCCCATGTGTAGTGGAGGAGCCGGGGGTCCGGCTCGTAGTCCGTGGTCTCGAAGGTCCAGCTGACGCCCAGGCCGTCGAGGACGGTCTGGACGGCGTCCGGGATGCCGCCCAGCGTCCGGCAGAACACGCTCACGTGCCCGCGGAGCGCCTGGGCCTCCATGCGGTCGTCCGACCAGATCGCGGCCTCCTGCCCGTCCAGGGTCAGGATGCCCCACGCGTCCTCGGCGGGGTTCGTCTGCCAGCCGTAGAGGGCGAAGGGGATCTGCGTCTCGTTTCTCAGCGCCGTCAGCATCGCGTCCAGGTTGATCACGGCGCGTCCCCCCTTCGCTCGAGGGTCAGCTCCACGCCGCCGTCGGCCAGGAGGTAGTCGTGCAGGACCCTGTACTCCATGCCCTCCAGCGCGCAGAGGCGTTCGCCCCGGTACTCCTTCACGTCAGCCAGTTTCACGATCAGCTCAGGCCGCAGCCCGTGCGCCGCCGCCTCGTACCGTTCCCGGTAGGTCACGGAGCGCACCGTGCAGTAGACCGTCCGGCTTTCCCTTGCCGGCGCCTCAAAGACGCCCAGCGGCTGGGCTTCCTCGGCGATGAGCGTCAGCACGTTCGCGCCCCGCCTCATTCGTCGTCCCCCCAGTCCGTGTAGCCGGTGGCCGTGCGCAGCTGCGCCTTCTGCTCGTCGTAGCTGGCCTTCAGCCGGTCGTAGTCCTCCGGCGAGCCGAAGTTCGCCCGGACGTAGGTCAGGATCGCCCGCTCGCAAAGCGCGTCCAGCTCAGCCGGCAGAGACACGCCCGCGATGCTCAGGTCGAGCTTCGCCGCGTCGATCAGGTCGGCGATCTCCGCGTCATAGGCGTCGGTCGTCAGCCGCAGCGCCAGCCGTGCCTTGTTGAGCATGGTCCATTCCTCCCTCAGGTGTCGTCGTCCTCGTCCGCGAGCGCGGCGAGGATCTCGGCGATGATGTCAGCCTTCTTGGTGGCGGTCAGCGTGATGTTCTGATCCTCGGCGAACGCGCGGAGCTGGGCGACCGTCAGCGCCTGGAGCTCCTCTTCTTCGATCACGGAGTCCTCGTCCGTGTCGACGTCCGCCTCACTCAAGGGGCCGGTACGAAGCGGACCAGGCCGACGCCGGTGGGCTTGCCGTCGCCCAGGGCCATGCCGCGGAACACCGCGGAGCCGGTGCGGAAGCCGACGGAGTCGTCACGCGCGACCTCGAGATCCTTGCCGAAGTTGAAGACGTAGCCTTCCTTCAGGTCGCCGAAGACGATGGAGCCGGTGGTGTTCAGCTCGTCCTCGAGGATCACCGGGAAGCCCAGGATGTTGTACTTGGCCGGGCTCTGCGGATCGAGCACGACGATGCGCTCGCCCGCGCTGGTGGCCATGCCGAGCACCTGGCCGAAGAAGACCTGGCGGCTCATCACGAAGGACGCGTTCGGCAGGTACTGGGAGGGCAGGTGGGCGATGATGGCCAGCAGGTCGCCGTAGGTGATGCCGGTCTTGGTGTAGGTGCCGCCGGTCGTGGAGCTGGCCGTGATGCTGGTCAGGCCGGTCACGGTGGAAGAGCCGCTGCCGGTAGCCACCAGGCCGGTGACGAGGCGGTAGATCTTGTTGGCGAGACGGTCGACCAGCCAGGCCTCGAAGGCGGGCACGGCCATCGCGAGCACGTCCGCGGTGATCTCCACGGTCTTGATGAACTTGTAGTTCGTCAGCGTGACGTGCGCCAGGGAATCGGCGGAGTCGGTCGCGGCGGAGCCCATGGCCACCACGTTCGCGGCGTTCACGGTGCCCTCGACCGGCACTTCGACGGTGCCCGGGATGTGCATGACGTCCACGGCGTTCAGCAGGGGATAGAGCTCCAGCTTGCCGTAGACCTTGTTCAGGGTCTCCTGCGGGATCACGTAGGCGCCGTTCGCGAGCGCGGTGCGCTCCTCGGCGTCGATCGGCTTGCCCTGGAGATTCTTCAGCCAGGCGTTGCGGTACTCGACGGTGTCAGGGGTATAGGTCATCTTGGTTTCCTCGCTTTCACGGGTCTCGATCACGGACACGCTCGCGTCCTCCGCGATCTGCTTCCGCTGCTCCTCAGCGGCACGGGCGGCCTGCCGAAGCTCCTCGGCTTCGGCGTTCAGGGCGCGCACTTCCTCCTGCAGGGCATCCAGGTCGGCGTCGGGCTGTTCCACCTCGACGGCGATCTCCGCCTTGCGGGTTTCGATCTCTTCGATCGTCCTCATCGGGTCACACCTCCAGCAGGGTCTTGATCACCCGGATCTTCCGCTGGCGCTCCTCGGCGGCATGGCGCTCCTCCATGGCCTCGGCGATCACTCCGTCGCAGAAGCTGCGCGTCGCGGATATTTCAGTCGCATCGTTGGCCGGCAGCGATACGGCGGAAACGTCGTACAGTTTGCGGATCTTCGTGATGGTCCTGAGGATCTCGATCCGCTGGGTCTCCTCGTCTTTGTGCTGCTCGATCCGGTCGGTTTCGGGCTCCACGCTGAAGCCGAAGCTCATCTTGTCCGTGTACCCGTCCCGGATCTCCTGGTACAGCTGGCGGCCGAGCTCGGTGCCGCTCAGGTCGGCCCGCATCTTCAGGCCGTGCTCGTCCGTCCTCAGGGCGAGCGTCCCGTTCGACATCCGCGCGAAGACGCGCCCCTGGTGGTCGTACTGCATGATCACGTCGGACATATCGCACCCCGCGAAGGCGTCCGCGTCGATCTGCTCCGTCACCCGGTACTCCCCGTCGTCCCAGAGCGTGTACGGCTGGTTGAAGGTGCAGGCGTAGCCCTCCACGATCATCCCGCCGTCCTCGCCGCCCTCGACCTCGAGGCCCCGGAGGTCGATCCTCCGGTATTCCCGGTCTTTCGTCAGGATCGGCATTGTCATCCCTCCCAAGTCATCTGCTCATATTCCCGCCAGAGCGGTTTGTTGCCCCACTCGCGCGTGCCGGCGAAGTGGATGATCCTCGCCGCCGCGGGCTGGGCCGTGCAGATCGCCGCGTTCCAGACCGCAGGGATCTGCAGGATCTGGCACTGGCACCGCAGGTTGATCGCGTCCTGGTCGGGCGCGGAGAGCGGCCGGGTGTTCACGATCCGCACCCAGTCCTTCCATACGCCCGTCTTCCTCAGGGCCTTCAGGTCCATCAGCAGGACGCCGGAATTGTGATACGCGAACGGCACCCGGCTCCGCTGCGGCTCCTCGGTCATGGCGACCAGGTTTCCGGCAAGGTCCATGTCGAGGAGCGGCCCGATGTCCCGGTTGCAGATCGTGTCCACGTCCAGCCACAGGCAGCGCTCCTCGTCCGGGAGGATCTCCGGCAGCACCAGCCGGATCAGGCTCATGTAGGTCCACTCCGACCGGTAGTTCGGCCCGTCCTCGGGGAACCACTTCTGCGCGCCCACGTTGATCCGCTCGACGATCGGCGGGAGATCCTCGGGGAAGTCGTCCGTCTCCGTCAGGAAGATCACCCGGTCGATCCTCGGCGTATTGATCAGCAGGCTCTTCGCCGCGACCGCCATGTGGTGGTAGAGGTTCTGCGTCGCCGCGTATACGACCACACGCCTCACTCCGCGTCACCGCCCTCCCCGGGCTCCCCGGGCTCGTCCTCCGGGGCCGGCTCGTCGTTGACGTTGTAGTACTCGCCCCGGGCCGGGATCTGGCTGCCGTAGGGCTCCGGCAGCGGCGCGAGGTTCAGGATGTCGCGCAGCTCGTTCCGGGTCATGAGGCCGCGGTCCGCCAGCTGCGAGATCGCCGCCAGCTTGTCGCTGTTGCTCATGTATTGGAGCCTGTTCGAGGTGAACCAGACCCGGTTTCCGAAGGCCGTCCGCTCGCGCTCGGTGTAGAGCATCCGCGTCAGGGCCTCGCTCAGCTGGATCGCGAACCACTCCGTCGACCCCTCGTAGAAGGCCAGCCAGGCGTCGCCGACCGCGCGGTTCTGGATCACGTCCTCGTTCACCGCGAAGTAGTCGTACACGTTCTCCTTGATCGCCTTCTGCTGCTCGGCGTCGACCTTGTACGCGTCCTGCTGGATCTGCCTGATGTCGGTCATCGTGTTCGGGAAGAGCAGCAGCCCGCCCGATTCCCCGCGGAAGGTCGAGGCGTTGAACCGCTTCCGCTCGTTCGCGAGGTCCTCGTCGCTGATGAAGTTCGAGGTCCGCGCCATGAAGCGGAAGGTCGCGCCGTTGCGGATGCCCTCCTCGATGCCCTGCCGCTGCATCGCGATCAGGCCGAGGATCTCCTTCAGCGCCCGGTTGTCCTCGCCGAAGAACTCGCTGTCGAGCTGGAAGCGCGTCAGGATGCCGACCTGCGCGAGCTCCACGGCCGCCTTCCGGCCCTCCGTGAAGGTGAACCGGACGAACGGGTCGCCGCGCTTGGTCTGCACCAGCTCCCAGCTCTCCGGCACCACGCCGATGATCCCCGTCACCTCGCCGAACTCCCCGCGCACCGGCACGACGAAGGCCGTGTTCTTCGCGTACAGCGTGACCGCCAGCCGGTACAGGAACTGCGGCCAGGTCTGGAAGTCGTTCGGCCTCACCATCAGCCGGGTGCGCAGGCCGGCCTTCGCCGCGCCCTGGACACAGACCGTCAGCTTCGCCGCGTGCCGCCCGTGCGCGTCCAGCGCGGCGCGGATCAGGTCGCTCTCGAAGATCGACCCGCTCCACGTGCGGAAGCTCGGGGTGTACCCGTTCAGCAGCCGGAAGGTCTGCTCCGCGGCCGGCGCGGTCACGTCCTTCCGCCCCCCGAAAATCTTTTCAAAGAGTCCCAACTTCGTCACCCCTCGTTCCTGAGCTGGCGGCCCAGCTCCGTCCACTTGCTCGCCCTCATGCACAGCGCGTCGAGGATCGCGGCCACGCCGTCCACGTGCGCGGTCTTCGAGATCTTCACCAGCTTCTTCCGCGCGTGCGCGCTGGTGCCCGTCTCGACCTGCTGCGCCGCGTCGAACAGGTGCAGCTTCAGCAGGTCGTTGTCCTCGGCCGATTTGAAAAGCCCGCTCTTCAGCAGGCCCTCGAAAGTGTCCTCCACGCTCGTCAGGTTGTAGCCCTGGAAGACGGAGTCCATGTGGAAGCCGTAGGCCTCCATGTCCTGGACCAGGTACTGCGCGGAGTACCGGTCGTAGCCGACCGCGAGGGGGAGGAGCTTGTGCTTCTCCACCAGGTCGGCGAACCACCGGAAGCAGTCGTGGTAATCGACGAAATTGTCGCCGGAGAGCGTGAGCAGCCCGCGCTGCGCGTAGATGCCGTAGGGCACCCCGTCCCGCGCCGTGGCCTCCGCCACCTTCTCCGACGGCATGAAGAACCGGCAGAAGCACCAGATCACGCCCGCCTTCTCGACCAGGACGCAGCAGGCCGTGAGGTCGGTGGTCTGGCTCAGATCGATCCCGCCCAGGCAGTAGCACCCG